AGCCTCATTCGAGCCAGCGAGATTGAAGGAAGGAAAAAGAACCAGCGCCAACACAAATGTAGTTTAGCAAACGTGTTTGGACGTTACAAGACCCTTCCGACATTTCGCAGCTTGAATCCGACATATTATGTGGGTTTCTTTAGCGTTGCCACTAGAAAAAACAACTCTTATGTCACCAAGACTTTAAACTGGGATAGCACTTACCGCACAGGATTGATGGGACTGACCGAAGCAGCAGCAATGCCAAGGTACAAACATAGTTAGCGGATACACAATAGGGGGCAGACCAGCCAATCACGGATGATAAACGGTTTATGTAAATTGTGGTGAGTGGATTAGCAAATAGCATATCGTTGGTAAAGGCTACTGGTAAAAACTACTAGGTATCCCAAACCATCTAAATGACTACTATGCCTAAAAAAAAGTGGAGCAATAATAATGAAAATAACATTAAACGAAGCAGAGCAGAGGCTAGCAACATTCATAGCCAGAAAGCGTTATGAAGATAACAGGTCTAAAGGTAGGCCAGACGGTAAGACAGGCGCACAGACTAATAAGCAAGTTGACCTTGAAGGTATATCTGGTGAAATGGTTGTGTGTAAAATGTTCAATGTATACCCAGACACAGAAACTAATTATCAAGACCTTCCAAAGTATGATTTGAAAACGTCTAAAGGTAGCCGCGTAGACGTTAAGACGACAAGATACCCATCTGGCAGAATGTTAGCCAGCATGAAGAAAAAAGTTGAAGATTGTGATATTTATGTTTTGGTCGTTGGTGAGTTTCCAACATACGAAGCGGCTGGATGGTGCAATGCTAAAGAACTTCTAAAGCCAGAGAATATAATTGATCTAGGTCATGGCGATCTTTATGCTTTAGATCAAAATAAATTAAGGGCTTTCAAATGATGAATTTAAGGCCACATCAAGAACGCGCTATTGATATGCTACGCACCTCGTTACGAAAAGGTAACAAGCGTCCCATCCTAGCCGCGCCCTGCTCATTTGGTAAAACCATTACAGCAGCGTACCTACTTCAATCAGCAGCAGCTAAAGGCAAAAGAAGTATCTTTATCTGTGACCGTATCAAATTAATTCAGCAGAGCCTAGAAGCGTTTAGTAGTGCTGGTATGAACTTTGGAGTAATTCAAGGTAATCACGAACTAACCAATTATGCAGCACCAATACAAATAGCCAGCACCCAGACACTAGCCAGAAGAAAGCGCATACCTGAGTTTGATCTAGCTATAGTTGATGAATGCCATACGCACTACGCTAGTCTAGGCAAGATCATGGATAGCTATAATAACGTGCCGTTCATTGGCTTATCTGCTACCCCATATTCTAAAGGGTTAGGTCAGCACTACGATGATCTTATTGTACCGATTACACCACGCGAGTTATTAGAGCAAGGCTACTTATGCCCTGTAGACTACTATGGTGGACGCAAGGTGGCACTAAAGGGAATTAAAACAAAGCAGCTATCCACTGGCGGCAGTGATTATGATCCAGCTAGTTTAGCAGCAGCTACAGAGGATGATACAGGTTTGGTGGGTGACATTGTACGGAACTGGCTTGAGCATGGTGAAAACGGTCAGACTATTGCCTTTGCACCTAGCATCAAACACAGCAAGCACTTGGTTGAGACATTCAATAACGCTGGCATTACAGCAGAACATATTGACGGATACATGGACGCAGACGAGCGAGACATTATTTACGCTGCCCACACTAGGGGCGAGTTTAAGATTCTGTCATGCAGCCGATTGTTAAACACTGGCTATGATGAACCTACCGTATCGTGCTTAATTGATTGCTTTCCAACCAAGTCATTGATTACTTTTGTTCAACGCGCAGGCCGTATTATGCGTACAGCAGAAGGTAAAGACAAAGCCATTTACCTAGACCATGCTGGCAACGTAGAACGTCATGGATTTGCAGAGGATATTATTCCAGAATCATTAGACGATGGTATTCAGAAGTTTAACGAAAAGAAGCTAGTTAAAAAGAAAAAAGAATCAAAGGTTAAAGAATGCCCACAGTGTACACAGCAGATGGTTGGATTACGCTGCAAGTGTGGTTACGAGATACCATTGACTGAACAGCTAGAAACTACAGACGAAATTCTACAACGATTAACCCCAGAGCAAAGAAACAAAAAAGACACAAAGCAAGACAAAAGTGTTTTCTATTCAGAGTTATTGTTGTACACTCGTAGTAAGGGCTATAAGCCTAGTTGGGCTAGTCACAAGTACCGTGAGCGTTACGGTGTATGGCCTAACATGATTAAACCTCAGATGCTTTCCAATGGAATATCTGACGAAACAAGAAAATACATAACAAGTACCCAAATACGGTACGCAAAACGGAGCAACGCAGCATGAAATTTTCAAACAACTATCACATCGAAGCAGAAGCAAACAATTGGATATTAATCCAAAGCCATACCTCTAGTAAGATTACAGAGAAAACAGGCAAGTACGAAACAATTGAGAAGAAAACGTACTGGGGTACATTGCAGCAGGTTGTTAATAAGCTGGTTAAGGAAGAAGTTAAAGGCTTGGATGATCTAATGAAAGTGGTTGACAGCGAAAAGATGATTGCTGATTTGATCTTAAAGCAAATATCATCTGACCTAAGTACAGGCCCATACCGCTTACTAAAGCATGGTGAGCAATTATGAACATACCATATATTGCAGAAGGATTAGGTTTAAAAAAGATGGGTGGTGAGTATAAAGGCCCATGCCCATGTTGCGGTGGTGATGATAGGTTCCACATCAAAGAAGGTAATGGTGGAGTTATGTTACTTCACTGTCGCTACTTATGTTCTTACGCTTCAATAATGCAAGACCTAAGAAATCGTGGCTTAGTTGAGAATGAGCCATTTGAACGTGTAGGGCCAACAAGCAGTCAACGCGCTACGATAGAAACAGACAAGGTTGTAATGATGATCTATGAAGCTGACAAGCGTGGTGGTATGGAACAATCACTGGCTGACTACCGTAGGTATAAGCTAGCTAAAGAACGTCACGCTGCAATGACTGCCAGCCCATCTTATTAAAGAATTAATTACACTTTAATTGTTTATCTATACAATAAGGTGTTGCATAAGACACATGACTGTGTATAATTAGTTGTAGGTTAATAATAAAACGGAGCATAACATGAGCAGAATTGGAAATTACATTGTAGGCAAAAATGAAGAAAAGGCCGATGATTATATGGCATCAATTGGTGATAAGAAAGCAAGTGACTACACATTTGATGAAGTGCAAGAAATGTCCAGCAGTCAATACAGCGATTACTTTTACAGGTGGATGGATGAAAATACCAATGATTAAGGAAGTAATTATGAAAGTTTTACGCATGACAAAAAAAGGTTATCACGCTAAATCTAATCCTGAGTTAGATCAGATTGTGACTAAATGGCATGATAATTTTGAGGCAACTAGGGTGGCTAGAAAGGCATTCTACATTGCAGAGAAAAAACTGGAACTGGCTAATAAGCAGTTTACTGTCGTTGATAAAGAATGGCAGGCTTACGAGAAGAAAAACGGTGCGCCAAAGTGATTAGTGCAGCCGTAATGTGCTTGGCTCTTAACCTATACTTTGAGGCTAGGAGCGAATCAATCGCAGGTCAGATTATGGTTGGCTTTTCCACAATGAATCGTGTGGCTGATACTAGATACCCTAATACGGTGTGTGGTGTCGTTAAGCAGGCTAATTACCATGCTTGGGATGATAAAAACCCCATTAGGCATAAATGTCAATATTCTTGGTTTTGTGACGGTATGTCTGACGTACCAAAAAATGACAAAGCTATGCTAGAGGCTACTATACTTGCCCAAAACATATATTATGGGAAGGTTACAGATATTTCGCAAGGTGCTACACACTACTTTGCTGATTGGATTGAGCCGCCCTACTGGGCTGCTGATATGAAGCTAGTTAACCATATAGACCAACATCTATTCTATCGCTAGAGGTATAAAATGAGTGTAAAAGATAAACCAGTAAGCAAGCCAATGAGCCAGCAATTTGCTGATAACTATGATCGTATCTTTGGCAAAGAAGATATGCCGCTAGGTCAATCAAAAAAGCCTAAAGATCGCGTGGATTTAGGGCTATCTCCCAGTACCATAATTCAAGAGATTGACTGCACAGGCAAAGACAAATGATTTGGAACTACACTCAAACCAAATTACTTAAAGACCAGTACGGTAAGTTGCCAGTAGCGGCTTTATCGTCACTGCTCAATAAGTCACCAAACGCTGTGCGTATCAAAGCTAATAAGATGGGTTTAAAGTCCAAGTTGCAACACAAGGTCAAAATACCATTAAACACAATTATTAACTTTAGGAACATGGGTTACAGCGCAAGGAAAATAGGCCGCTTAATTGGCTACACACATCATGGCGTATTGTACGCTGAAAGGAATCACTACATAGGCAGGGATAACGAATGAGCATTGTATTTAAACCTAAACTAAGTTTTAACTTTGGTAGCGGCAGAATGCAACCAAAAACTAAAACAATTTCACGGCCCAATAGCTACTGGAAAACAACTGAGCTAACAAATCTTGTAGAATTGCGATCCATTGGCCTGTCCTACAAAGACTGTGCCAAACTTCTAGGTAGGTCACAATCATCTTGTGTAGCTGCTGCTGATGCGAATGACCTACACACTCGCATATCTAAAAAGAAAAAACAGCTAATTGATCAAGCATTGGCTATTTCAATTTAATCCCACCTAGCTTGCCAGACATTAGTTTGGTGAGCAATCCACGCATACCGAACTTCACGATATACACACCCAATACTAGGTATTGATACCAATCAGGCATAGCAGAGAATGATTCAAATGCTGCTGAAACTTCTTCTTGATAGCCCAGAAATGAAGCTGCAATAGGAACCAGAAGCAAAGCGATCATTATTTCATCTAAAAATGACTTATCCATCTGTTGCATTGCAACTAGGTCTAAATTGAAGTCTTGCGTCTGACCGTCATTAGCTAGTTTGTGAGCAGCTTTTGCGCCAGCCACCTTAACGTCTGCCTCTGCCTTAATCGACACCACAGCAGCCTCAGATTTGGCCTTAGCCACTTGGTTCTTACCTTCTAGGTATGTGCTACCTAAACTGGCGATTGGATTTAAGAAACTTAGAAAACTCATTTAGTAACTCCAAACGGTGGGCCTAGAATAACCACTGGCTTTGTCTAAATCATCTAGGTGAATAAATCTTGAACCACCCTTCTGAGCAACGCCTATACCTGTAATGCCATAAGCTAGTGCCACTTCAATCAGTTTGTGAGCCTTGTCACCGCGTACAGCAATGTCGATAGCCCTTCCAGACGCGTGTGAGCCTGCCTTAGCCTTTTTAGCTTCAATGGGGTGAGTAGGGTGTCTGTAAGCAGAAGTCACCGTAAACGGAAAGTCACACACCTTACGAATGGTATTGATCTTATACATAAAAGAATCATCCATCTTACACTCACCTGTATGGCTGCATTTTAATTCATCTTCTGTAAAATAATCCATTAGTAATTACCCTCCCAAACCCGTAGCTTATCAAACTCACCTGATAGCATTTTACGCTTAACTACGTCTTGTGCGGCTGGATCATCCCAACTAACACCAGCTTCTTTTAGCCACTCACCCATTAATGCTTGGTCTATAACGCCTACGCACACAGATTCGCCAAAATGAGCGTTACCGTTTTGCCGCATAGCTTCTGCTTGGTTTAATGATGAACTATAGTCCTGCTGCTTAACGTGGATTAGCTTATCACCGTCTTTATGCCATTGTTCTGATATTTTAGCCATTTTATTTTCTCCATAAAAAAAGGGATGCCGTAGCACCCCCTTATTGTATCACAAAGCTGTTTAGCTAGTGGTACAGTCAGCAATCAAGCCTAAAGCAACTTCTGAACGAACAACCAAAGTACATTCGCCAACTACTTGACGATGCTCGTTGTCGCCAGTTTTGGCTAGGGCTTCATTCTTCATTGGACGTAGAGTAGCCAAAGCTAGCTTGTCCTTTTCGATAATCCAAACATCACGCGAACGGTTTTCACGACAAGGCTGGAAGGAAACGCTTCCCCAAGGTGTCAAATATACAGCAATGTTGTTGTTTACTTGACCAACCGCACCATTCTGGCGTTGGTTGTTGTTACCGTCAAATCCAAGAGCCTTACCCATTTGGAAAGCTGATAGATAAACTGTATCAGGCTTGCCGCCCTTTTCCCAAACGCTTTGCATACAAGCATCAAATTTGGTTTGGTTGAATACAGACTGTGTACCGTTAGTACGAGCGTCAGTACCGTCACCAGTAGGGTTAGCACCGTTAGCGCCAATGTTGGTTACGTTGCTCTTAACCCAAGCACCAAGACCAGCTAGTTTACGGGCTGTAGTAGCGTTACCAGCTACGCGAGCTACGTTTTCAAACAATGCCTTTTCCATATCCAACTTCTGCTCAGTAGCTACACGAACAATGTTGTATGACATTTCTGAGTTACCGCGACCAGCAGCTTCAACAGTGTCGTTAGTGCCAGAAGTGATTACAGAATTTTTGAAGATTTGAGTGTAGTTACCCAAACGAGAAGTTGCAGTTACAGCCTCAGCGCCAGTGTCAGAACCTTCAACGTGATGGTTGTTAGCTGCTGCGCGTAATGCGTTAGTCTGCCACTCATGTAGAGTGTTAGTTGCCTTTACTTTAGCAATAGAACTAAGTAATGGAGTTTCTTCTGGTGATACGTCATAGATTACGTTAGATAAATCTTCACGAATACCTTTGGTATCGTATGTGTCAAATGTGTTAGTGGGCTGTGCCATGATAATTCTTCCTAAATGATTTAAGTTTAACTTTCAAACAATAATGCGGCTGCATCGTGTATGCTGCCTGATTTCTTCAACTGAGACATTTGCTTGCTGCGTTTCTTAGCCATACTATCAGGTTGCTTTTTAGCACCAGCTTTCATTAACGGTCTAGCCTTCTTGAGCTTGGCTTGTACGTCACCATTCCCTTCTAGCATTTGATCGTATAGCATTGCTTTATGCAGAACTAGCATTGCCCTATGGTCTACAATTCCACCGATTTCTTCGGCAGTGTATCCTGCGGCTATACCTTGCTTAACTAACTTTTCCTTCATTTTAGGTGCTTTTTTAGCGTCCCCAAATTCTGGAATAGCTCGTTGTAGTTCTGACATTTGCTCCTGCAAGTGGGCTTGTTTAGCCTGTCCTTGCGCTTGCTGCATTGCCTGATTTTGCTGATCTAATTGCTGCTGTTGTGCTTGAAACTTACCCATATCTTCACGATAAGTAGCGTCTGCTTCAATGTACCCTAATGGGTCACTTTGCAATAACTCTTTCGCGGGTGGAATAGGCTGTGTTATAACACCTTGCTGATTCACCTGTTGCATTAGCTGATTAAGTTGCTCACGCTGTTGGTTAAGGCCATTATAGGCTTCTTCCGCTTGCTTTCGCGCCTCTGCTGCTTGCTTCATGCCTTTTTGAATATATTGCTGGCCTGAATAGTCACGCTTTAGATCATCCAGAGTTACTTCTACATTTTCCCCATCAACTTTAATGGAGTAAGTATTAGGCTCAACTTGATCGGCTTCCTGTTCTTCCGATGCTTCATATTCTTCATCATCATCTTCATCTTCTAATTCTGCGTATTCCGCATCATCGTCAGTTTCCAACTCTGATTCTTCTTCAACCTCTTCATCCACAACTTCTGCAACTTCTGCCTCTGCTGTTTCTGTTTCGGTTGTTTCTAACTCCATTGGAGCCATTAACGCTTCTGCTGCACTTTCAATGCTAACTGGGGTAGTCGTTTCCACGGTGCTATCCTATTTTTTTGCGTTCTTTCATAGCCTCATTAGTGATTGCACTTTTGAGTATATTTTCAAACTGGTTTAATGCCTGCGACATTGCATAAGCATCTTCTCTAGTTTCCGTATCGGATTTGCTAGATTTAAAG